ACCAAAAGACACTGAAACATCGTGATAGTTAACGGCTGCATCGTGCTTAACGCCAGACACAATGAAAACTACTCCTGTGTACGGCTTTGATTTACACTTTGCAAGTATGCGAAGATAACCACCACCAGCTATGTGTTCCTTGAGTTGTCCTAATGTGTATTCATCAGGTAATCCCATCACAGCTCCTTACAAATTACAGGACACATAAGTAAATGTTTCCTGTGTAGTATGTTTCATTTTAAGTTTGACTGCAGGCATACGCTCCGCAAAGTCTTTTGGAAGTTCACGTACAAGTTCACAATAAAACTTGTAACTGTATAAATGCAAACCGCTACACATAACATGAAGCAACTGTGTTTCAAGTTCTTTGAGTCTGGCTTTAGAAGATTCAGTGTTATCTGTATGGAATCCTTTTCGTTCAAAAGCTACAAGGGAGCCTATCGCAACACTGTAGTTTTTGGCAAAGTCTTTAAAATGAGGATGTGAGAAATACTGGAACAGTAACAATTCAGGCATTTCAAACAGAAACCGAGTCCAGCGTCCAATATCGACATCGTATTTCAATGTATCACGGAGATAAGCTATCAAGGTCTGGACCAATTCATCCAATTCTTGTTTTGCTTTAACAGCGTTCACATACGAACTCGATGTTACAATCTTGTCACCGCCAGGATAATCAGGCAGATTGAAGCCTAGTGGATTTACCCAAGCTTTGCATATATAGGCACCTTGTCCTGTAAATAAGCCAAGTTCAGGAACTAGCATGTCTTTATCACTGATGTTTATTTTCAATGAATGGACAGCGGAATCGATTCCAGTAGTATCTTCACGGGCGCTTTTATCTATTAGTTTTTGTACTGGAGACCACTCATACTGAGCGAACCGGTGGTAAACTAACCACCGGCTAACTGACAGGCATAAACGGTCTAAGGTGTGTAGCAGTTTCTTCATTGTCCCATACCGCGGAATAATGCAGGTGACGGCAACATTCCTGTTGAAGTCAAGTTGGTTAATGGAGTATTACCGCTGCGGGCAATCGATGTCAGACCTTTGATAATCTGTTGGTTCATCTTAGCGTTAGCGGCGCGCTGGTTGATGATATGTTTAGGCTTACCTGTACGTGTAACGCCTACAATTTCAGAGCGCTCACCGAAGTCACGGTCAAACAATTTAGGCATAGGGCGATCACCTAACACAGAGGAGAAAGAAGCCATACCTTCACCGCCAGCACCAGCTTCAGCAGGAGCGTACTTAGCTTTCATATCAGAAAGCTGTTTGTTGTATTCCAAGAGTTGACGTTGTGTAGCCAAGTCTTCGGATTGATTCATTAGCAATTGGTCCAAGTTGAATCCGCCAGCAGCAGCTAACGCTCGTAATGGTACTGGTATGCCTTTCTCAGTCATCATGTTTAAAATATCGATATAAGACTGGTCGTGTTCTGGCTTGAGTTGTTTTGCCCAGTGTACTGTAGGAATAAACAACTTAGAGCCGTCTTGCATACGTCTCAGGATATCCTGAGTGTTACCTTCCATCAGACCTGACTTGGTTAAAATCTTGCCGTTCTTAGCAGTAAATCCATTCATCAATGAAACAAGCGGGAAGACTTTTTCATAGAATATCTTCCGTGTCATCATATCACGGTACGCACGGAGAGTTTCAACAAACACGGTCATTGAACCTTCCATGTTTGCATAACTTGCATCACCAGACAGGAATGCTTCACTGATACCAAGTGCCCGCATTTTAACTTGGGTAGTTTGGTCCCAGATGTCAGTTACTTTCCAGAAGTCACCGCCTTGACGCATTTCACTAACGCTAATACCTAAACGTGTAGCCACTACAGCTCCGATTGGGTCAGCATCAGCATCCATAAACATATCTGTGATACGTTGGAAGTCTTCAGGTTGTGGCTGCCAGTCTTCTTCACCTAACATCAAGTGTAAGATACCACGTTGCCTGCGACCTGATTCAACTAATGTACCACGATACAGGTTCTTCTCAATTAACCACAGAGGCAGAACACGTTTAAAGTAACTAACACCTTCGCCAAACGAGAATGTCTTACGTGGAACATAGATTGTTCCGATTGGATCAAGCTCAAGTTCAGATTCCATAAGCTTGGAAAAAAACTTGTCGCCCATCTGCTCACGGATCATATCGATACGCCGGCTGTCCAAACGCAGCGTGTTTTTCATTTCATCGTTCATGCGAAGATACATAATAGGATCTTGGCTATAAAGAGGAAGTGAATGCACGGCTATATCATCGTAGCGATGAGGCATCAAGTCGTAGATCTTTTTCTTTTCAGCACTATACAACATACTTCCACAGAACGCACCGGTTACTTGGTGGTCAATGGAAACGCGAGGCATAATACTACGCAAGTTTAATACTTCAATAGCTTCGCGGTAGGAGTCCAAGTATTTGTCTTGGGCACCACCAATATTAAACTCACTGAATGGGAGCGTACTGAATAAATCCGCACAGCTACCACAAACAGGATCGTGCCAATACATATCACGATACACTGAAAATAGTTGTCTGTCTCTGAGTTCACTATCCATACCTTCAAGCAATAAGGATGTATCTAATCCGACTTCCATCTTGCCAAATGTAGGACCTGAACCAGCGTTGGATTCAGATACGAACCCAGGATTTGAAGGAGATTTACGCGGGCGAGAAGAAACACCCAGCGTACTCTGTTGTTTTTTACCCGAACCGGAATCGGCAACAATACGTGATTTGAAATTGAACATACTGCTACCTTAAAGAGGTTTAGGCGTAGTTACTCTGCAACTATTGCACCAAAATACAGGCTCCAAACCTTTGAAGTCTGGAGTTCTGATTTGCTTTGTGTCCATAGGAGCGCGGCACTTAGGGCACACACTTGGATCGTCATTTATAACGGTTGATTCACTTACAAGGCCATCAGAACTCTGACTGGCCAAACTATCCGGTTTATCCTGCTTCAATAAATCGAATGGATTAACGACTTTCATTTTAATTCTCCATAGCCAACCTATAGCTATAAATTAGCGTTGTGGAAGCTCTATTTCAGGCTCTTTCTGTAACCCAAATAGCCGCCAGAAGACGACAATACAGATGCGCTTGTCCCACCAGCACTTGTTCCTCCCGCAATACGCGACAACTTACCCATGTGTGCAATAAGAGGTTGCGTTTTAGGAGCTTGAGTTATAGCAGGTATCAAGTGTTCTACAAAATCAGGATTACGAAGGCCCCAATGTGTTAATGCAGCAGAGCGCCAAATATCGTCAGTGAACCCGTCACCTTTACCTACACCTTTCTTCATCATGTCTTGTATTGTGGCCATTTGAACAATGAAGTGATCAACTGGACGTCCTTCAAAACACTTAGGATAATCGTCTGGGTTATGGTCGATTAACTGTTCTATTGTACACGGATGAGTTTCAGGAATTGGAATCATAAGATTCTTCATTTCTATGTCATCGCGTGTGGCAACCATGTCAGTATACTTTAAGCTATACTGTTTGGCTATTTTGAGTTGTTCAGGACACTGACGTAAGGCATCTTCTAATAACTTTACACTATTCCAACGGTCAGCTAACAGAACACGGACATTACGCTTTTCAATAAGAGGAAGTATAATGTCAGTATAGAGCAATGTATGGCTAACTGGAATACCAGGAAGAGGCTGTACTTCAATGATAAGATCTATATGTGGTATGCCATCGTGGATCGAACCTATTGTAAGAGCAAAGCTGTTGTTAGTTAGGCCAGCATCCACAGCCATAACGCTTGGATTGTTGTTCTTGTCCTGAACAGCTTGGATTTCGGCAGTGCGATAGCGCTTGGCGAGTTTACCTTTACCGAAGATTTCGATTTTGAGGCGATATTTAATCCAGTTGCGGCCTTTCTCGCGGATAGCGTTAAGGATGAATTGAGAATTGGCTATAAACGGATGGGCAGAAAGTGAAGGCTCTGCTCCCAAGTCGCGTTTAGCAGCAATTGGATCACGACGGAAGTATTCTTGGATAATGTCACTGTCGAACGGTAAGTTCGGGTTCATCTTCCAAGTAGGTTTATGCAGACCAAGCAGCTTTTTAGATCCAACTGATAAACGGACCAGTTCGCATATCTTATCGCGTATACTGCTAGGGGAACTTACGTTGACCATGTAACCAGTTACAGGTCTATCGAAGTCCATTTTAATGAGGCGTCGTTCGGCCTGACGTGCAGTAGCCAAACTGTTTGATGCAGCAGTGTAAACACCGTGAGCGTTATCTTTAACTTTCTTGGTGTCTCTGTTGTTGTCGAACCAACCTAATTCGTCGATTGCGGCGAATATACGTGTACGTCCACGTAATGTACGTTGGTCAGGAGTAGCTGGATACCACAGCATATTGCGGTGACGGTAACGGACAAACATTTCTTTGATAGAGAAAAGTTGCTCACCATACAGCTTCTCATAGTGGCGTAGTAGTCTATGGTAGTTCTTGAACCACGGACTTTCGGTAATGTAACCGTAGAATGGGTCCCATAAGTTCTCACGCGCTTGGCCCAATGTTAAGGCAAGGAATGTACCATGCAGAACTTCGTTAGGTCGAATACCCAGTAAGTCATTAGGCTTACCAAGTTTCAAGTACATGTGGAGTATGTAAGCTGCAATCATAGTCGTCACAGCAGACTTACCACTACGTTGACCAGCGTTTACAGCCAACTCGTTGTAGAAGTTCAGTTCACCTGACTTGTACATTTCTACTTTACGTGCACCGCACTTAGGACAGGTACCATTTTGGAGTAAGCAAACCTTACTCTCAAACATAGGTAGGCCTTCATCAGCTTCGTGACCATCATCGCTCATCCATTCGTTGTCTGAACAATGGACACAGTAGTCGCCAAAGAAACGTACACCTATAAGAGCCTGTTCCAAGTAAGGCGGTGAGTTTAAGAAGCTTTCACCAATACAGAAATCGTAGAAATTAGGTGCTAGAGGCATCGAACTGTCATCGATTTTCATATCCCTTGGAATAGGGCTGAAATTCGTTAGTTCGGCCTCGATTATAGATTGTAAATCAAAGTCGTCATCGTACAGGCCTATGTCAGCACTAGGCTCAGCCAATTCTTCAAAATCATCAGGAAGGCGGGTCTGTACTTTAGCCAATCCAATAAGGTCTGCTATCGCATCAATTTGCGTATGCGACATGGCCTTACTGTCAGCTTTGGATATTATGCGCTTTTTCTTCATGTCGTTTACTCAATCCAGATACTGTCCCTATTGAATTAGTGACTCTACCTACTGGATTCGACAAAGTTTGCGTATAACGCTCAGCAAGCACTCTTTTAGCTAGATTCTTACCTAGTAAGACAGCTTCATCGAACGCTTGCTTTGTATACATGCTCATATATTTGGCCATGAGCTTTTTATTGCCTTTCATAGCTTCCGCTATATGGCTGACAGTCTGGATTTTAACAAGGGCAGCAATGTGTGGAGATAAATCACCACTATCGACAGCGAAACCAGATAACTGTAAGCCGTCACGAACAAAAGCCTCAACATAGGCTGAGGCGTGGTCAAATGACATTACAGCAGGAAGTAGGTCTTCACGTAGTTTCTTAGAAAGGCCTTTTGATTCTTTTGATATTTTGCTAGTAAACTTTTCCAAGTCTTTAGCATCCACATCAATTACATTTTCAAAGTCGGCAACGTCTGCCATGCTTTTGGCAACGTCAGCTAATATGGTTCGTGTTTTATAAGGCATCGAATTCACAACACGGTCACGGATTTGTGAAAGGTCAAGATCACCATCAGGTTCTTCGAGTTCTTGGTTTACATGGGTACGTAACTGGTTGCCTTTGTTCGACCGAACATATTCATTATGATCAAAGTGAATGACCATTAGGTTGTTTGTAGCAACAACACTATCAGAAAGAATAACATTGAATTCTGAAGGACCTATCTCATAGGACTCTGTTACGATTCCGTAAGGACCGTCTTCTTGGCTAATAAGTATTGCCGTCATAGCAATCTCCACTGAATTTTGGCGCATAAATGCAAAATGGGGGCACTATGGCCCCCATTGATTACGACATCACATAGCCGTCGTTTCCTTCTTCATTATCCTCTTTGGAGCCAGACTTAGGTTTACGCATTTTACTACTAAACTTAGGACCTGAATCAGAATCCATATCACCAACACGCATAACTTCAAAGTGTTCGCTCAAGTCTAAGTTGAACAACTCACCATCACGCGCTTTAACTACTTTGATTGGTAAAACTTTCAAGGCACGTTGTTCTTCGTCAGTGTAATTCCAGGCCCACATTACGTCAGCATGTTCTTTAACACCTTGAGAATAACGCAACTGGTTAGTTTTGCCATCCAACTGACATAGAATAACAAACAAGGTTTTGGTTTCTGTTGCATATACTTTTGCTTTACGGGCAATAGCACTCAACATACGCCACTGGTTATCATCATCAACTCCTTCAAGCAAGCTGATGTAGTCCAACAAGATTACGTTGTAGCCGAAAGGCTTACACATATTCAAGACGTCATCGATAGTCATGGAGCCTTCAGGACTTACCCAAGACATCTGACACTTACGTTTCTTGATCTTCTTATTGAACTTAGCCATCTTACGGACTATGCTTTCTTTCTCAGCGGCATTAAGTTTGTTTTGCTTGATACGCCAGAAAGGAATACCTGTGACCATCGACATGATACGTTTAAGTTCTTGTTCGGCGGTCATTTCAAGTGTTATCTTAACACCTGACAAACGGCGGTTGTTTGTAACAAGATTGTACAGCAAGTTGTTTGCTACAACTGATTTACCGCCAGATGTAGTACCTGCAAGTATGAATACACCAGAGTCAGGCAATCCACCATTGCGATCATCATAATCCTTGAACCCGGTAAGTAGTTGTTTCTCTTTGCCCTTGTTCAAAGTATTTCTGATAAACTTTGATGTATTACTCTTTACCCCCATGTTCCATATTTTTTGTTCTGTGGAATGTTTCTTCCTGACATGAGCCAACTTGTTGGATATGTTATCGGCTAGTTCATCTGGATCTAACTTATCCTCTCTGTCAAAATAAGCGATGGACGTTTCAGTGATCTGT